TCCTCGGCGGCAATCTGATCGCGCTTCCGATTGAACCATTCGATCGCCGGCTGCGGATCCAGCGGATCGATGCCCCACAGGTAGAACGCGACCGCGCCGGCGCCCGGCCAGCCGTCCGCGTCCGCGTTAGAGTTCTGCGGCGCGTCGAGGTCCACGAGATGCCGAGCCGCCCAGGCGACAACGCGGACGACCTTGTCCTCTGACACCTCGCCGGCAGCCATCAGGCGAGCCTCACGGATCGTGCGCTCGACGAGGCCGTCGCCACCATAGCCTTCGGCGCGCAGCTCGAGGCCGCGGGCGGCAGCGTCGCGGATGTATTGCGGCAGCGTGAGGTCGACCTGCCGCTCGACCATCTCAGGCAGTTCTGCGGGATCGACGGCGTCGGGCGTCAGCGTCGTGATGCCGATCCGCGCGTACTCGGCGCGAATGTCCTCGTCGTTCTCGATCGCTAGTTCGATGTTGTAAACGTCGAGGAGATCCTTCACCGTCTCCGACTTGAAGGCGAGCGAATCCGCATCCGCGTTCGGCTTCATGAAGAGCTGGTCCCAATCAACGTCTGCCGCCTCGAGTTCGGCGACAGTCGTCGCGCGATCATCCTCGACGCGAGCCGTGACGATGATGACCTCGCCCTCGTACTCGTCGACGAACTCGACGACGTTCGCGATCGGATCACCCTCAAAGGTCAGAAGCGTCCCATCGATGTCGACGATGATCGCGGGCGGCCCATCGAGGTTGCGCTCGCCGCCGGGCTCCATACCCTCGGCGATGCTGACCGCGACCATCTGATCGATCGCCGCCTGCTTCGTCTCGTGGCAGCCGATCACCTCGCCATCATCTTTGATCGTGGCCCAGCCGTCGCAGTCCGGGCTCGTGTCCGTGATGAAGTAGGGCATCGGCTAATCCTGTCGGATGACTGCGACCTGGACAGCGGTCCCGCCGGCGAGAGCCGCGATCGACTCGCCAGCATCCATCGTGAGCTGAATCGTCTGACCCGCACGAAGCCGGTACGCCGACCCGTTCGCACCGAACCAAATCTCGTGCTGACCATTGAAGTCCTCGGACCAGACGAGATCGAAGTAGACCTTCGTCTCCTGATTGCCACCGTTCGCGAACCGCATCGCGTACGTGCTAGATCCCTTGAGCGTATAGATCTTCTCAGAATCGGCCGAGCCCGAAACCTTGTGCGCGGACGTGACGAGTTCGCGCGCGATGACAGTACCACCCGACACGCTCGTGGCCGAATCCAGCACAGCCGTAGGCGTCGCAGACGACTGGCGATTCAGATTGAACGCCGTGATCGGAGTGCCTGCCGACGTAACGGTCGCGCCTTCGACGAGCGTCGCCGTCACCTCGGCGCCGGTGCTGACGATCTGGTACGAGATGAACTGAACGCCACCCGCAGGCGTCACCATAGAGAAGCTCGCCGTCCCGCCAGACGCGACGGTGAATACCTGCGACATCTCGAATGCGAGGCCGGCGCGCGAGTATCCGCCATCCACCGGGTCCGGCTCGAGGTTCTGGATCGTGACGCGCTGCGCGTCAACGCTCGGCCCGAGGATCTGCTGAAGCGCCGTGCCGAGCGTATACACCGTCTGGCTGATAGCCACTATGCGTCACCGTCGACCGGGTAGGCCGCCTTCGGATCTTCCGGATCGATCTGCGAGATGGGCTGGAGCTGCGTCGTCGGCAGACCCGTATGCGGGATCGCCGGCAGCTCGAGCGCCGCAAGGATCGACGCCGGATCGAAGCCGGAGAACACGAGGCGCTGCACGATGCCGGACTTCTTCTCCAACTCCGTCAGGTTCGCCGCGTCCAGGTCGACGTTCGCGAGCGGGACGCGGTAGACGTCGCCACCGTCGACGGGCGGCATATCCTCAATCCGGCGGATGTCATTGATGGACGACCAGCCGTTCACGAGCGCCGAGGCGTGCGCCGCATACCGGCTCGCCTGATCGCCACGCTGAAGCGCGTCGACATTGAGCTTCAGGAACGCGACGCCGGGCAGAAGCGTCGAGTAGGCGTCCTCGATCTTGACAATGTACGGACGGAGCGTGTGCTGCACGAACTGGATACCGTTCTGCTCGACCGAGGCGTACGACATCGCGCCCGGCGTCGTCACGCCGATCATCGAAGGCGGGCAGCGGAACGTGCGCGCGATCTCCTCAACCGCGAACTGCCGAGACTCGAGCATCTGCGCCTCGTTCGGCTCGACGCTTGTCTTCGTGAACTTCGCACCGCCAAACAGGACACCCGGCCGATGCGACCGGCGGACACTCTTGTGCTGCAACTCGAAGGAGTCGGCGAGGTCCTTCGCCTGCTCGCGCGTCAACGCGCCAGGGTATTCGATGATGCCGCCGACCTGCGAACCCTGACCGAAAAAGAGTTGCGCGAAGGTATCCAGCGCCTTAGAGAGACCCAGCGTCTCCTTCACCATATCGATCCGGGACCGGCCGCGGAGCTCGCCCGGCAGGCGCAGCTCCGTGATGTGGATCATGTCCTCGGACGCGATGACGTCGCGATTGTCATAGACGAACTCGGGCCGGCGCGTCACGCGGTTCAGGCGAACCTCGACGTTGCGAGGATTCAGCACGATCAGGCCGGCGATGCCCTGATCGTCGCGCAGGATCCGCGTAAACGAGTTCCCGTTCAGGAGCAGGCTGACGAGTACCTGCTGGAAATGCTCCGTGCGGGAGACGCCGATCTCGGGAGTGTCGAGCCATTCGGGTCGCGGACGGTACGGCGTGCGCGTACCGTCGCGGCGAATGTACGTGTCGACCGGCAGCGTTGAGATGCTGTCCGCGATCAGCCGGACGCAGGCGTAGACGGTGCCGAGCTTCAGCGCCTCGTCCTGATTCATCGTCACGCCCGACGCGGTCGTGACCATCAGGTCGCCGCCGGAGCCGAAGATCGTCTGGAAACTCAGCGCGCGCTCCTCGCCGGAGTCGACGCTCGGATTGAAGATTCTACTGAGCACGCGACCTCTCGACGGCAATGGCGAACACTAGGAGGAAGATGCCCGCCGCGATGATGCCAGCGGGCGGAAAGATCAGTCCCGCCCCCACGCTGACAGCCGCCGCGCCGAGGATTTCCATTGCCAATATCATAGCCGCCGATTTCATACGCTAAAGAACCCCGGCGCGATCATCGTCTCCGACTGCACGACTCCACCATACACAGCCATCACCCCGGCGACGAGCGCATCGATCCGCTGCCGCTGACGGATTTTCGACACCTTCCAACCGCGGTCCGTCATCACGGCGGCGGCCGATAGGCAGTGAGCTGTCAGTCCGTCGGGATCGTCGCCAGCGTGGACGATCTTGCCCTCGCCGAGCATTGAATAGAACGCCTGATAGGCGTCCGCCATCGTCGCCGAGTTCTGCGGCATCGTCACGACCGGGATACCTTCGGCGTCGAGGACCTGCGCGGACCGCTCGAAGAAGCGCGGATCGTAGAACACGCCTGCGAGGTGATAGTCATCATTCACGCGGCGGACGTAATCTTCGATCTCCGTTAGGTCGACATTCTGTCCAGGGCGCGGCGTCCAGATCTGCGCGCGAATCATCACCCGCCCATCCTCAAGCTCGTGCGCCATCACGACGGCCGTCGAGTCATGGACGATGCCGACGTCGACGCCGAGCGTCACACGACCGCCGATCGGAATCTCGGCATCGCGATCGATCGCAGCATTCCACCACTCAGCCGGAATCCACGCCTGCGACCCCGCGACCCACACGCAACCGTGAAACTGCAGCACCTCCTCGGCCGTCAGCTCAGGATTGCTCGCCTGCCGGGCCAGATACTCCTCCGTAATCCACGACGCCGGGTTCGCAAGTTTCATCGCGGCAATACCCGCTGAGCCGGTCGGGTCTTTCGTCGGCGCCGAATAGTTGTAGATCAGGGTACGCGCGTCATGGTTGCGGCTGATCGTCAGGCCGTCGTGCTTCTCGAGTTCGCCGACCGCCTCGTTGCGATCCAGCATTCGGCCGAGGATCGACGTCTCGCGCTCGTTCGCATCGCCGGCCGTCGTGATCGTGAAGACCTGCGTATTGACGCGAGCGCCACCGGCCGTCGTCAACGCGGCCCACGCCTTCCGCTGACTCGGCTTCGTCCAGGCGTGAAGCTCGTCCGCGACGACGAGGCTCGGCGAGTAGCCGTGCAGGTTGTCGGCGCTCGACGCCATGCGGAGAATCTTCCCGCCGCCATCTGAGCGGCTGATCTCGCCGACGTACTCGCGTAGCGCGACCCCGTCCGAGAGCAGCGGCGAGCGGCGAATGAACTGCACGCACGTATCGAACAGGCGACCGGCCTGCTTGTCAGACGCTGCGGCGAGCAGGATCTCCGGCTGCGTCTCATCATTGAAAAGGCGGTACAGCGCGTACGCGGCGAGCATCGTCGTCTTGCCGTTCTTGCGCGGGACGATGATGATCGCGGACCGCCAATGCGGTGCCACTCCGGTACCGTCCGCCGTCGCCAGCGCCTCGCCCATGATCTCCAACTGCCACGGCTCGAGACGCAACGGCTCGCCGGCAAACTGATCGATCGACTGCGTCAAGAACTCCTCGCACCACCACGCGAAATGCTCAACACGCGACCCGGTCGCGTACTCCTCCCAGCGATCCGTCACGTCTCAAGCTTCTTCGTCGACAACTTCACGACCGGCGGCGCCTTGCGATCCGTCGCCGTCGCCGAGCCCGTCGGCCGACCAGGAGGACGCTTCAACGCTTCGGGCTCCAACTTCAACGCGCGGCCAGCGCGAGCCGCATCCTTCTCCGACTCCGCCAGAAGTTTCACGAGCGGATGCGGCACGACGGCACCGTTCGTATGCGTGAAGAGTTTCGGCCGGCCGTAACTGATCCACTCGGCGCGGACCTCCTCGACGAGGTCGATTGCTCGAGCGAAACGCAGTACCGCGTCGTGGAATCGGCCCGGATCTGGCAGTCCTTCGACGTGCCTGGACGCGAGCACGAACGCGCGTC